CAGGTTAGCACACCAACACCAAAGCCAGTAACCAAGAAAGAAGAGGAATAATCTCATGGCTGTATTTCTAAATAACAATGTGGGCGTGAAGATTAACTCTGTTGATCTTTCAGACCATGTAACAGCAGTAACAATCAACCGCACATTCGATGAGCTAGAAGTTACTGCAATGGGTGACACAGCACACAAGTTTGTAAAAGGCTTGGAATCATCTACTGTCACTATTGATTTCCTAAACGACACAGCATCAGCAAATGTATTGGCAACACTACAAGCTGCATGGGGTACAACAGTCACAGCAATCTTCTTGCAGACAAAGGGAACAGCAGTATCTGCTACTAACCCTCTGTACACTGTTTCATTGCTAGTCAATAACACTACAGACATCAATGGTGCTGTTTCTGATATTGGCATGCAGTCAATCACTTTTACTGCTAACTCAACAGTTGCAGTAGCAACTACAGGTTCATTCTAAACAACTAAATTAAGGGGCTAACCATGGCAAGACTAAAGATCGTTCGTACAGATGGAAGCGTGCTAGAAGGCGAGATTACTCCAGCAGTGGAGTACTCATTTGAGCAGTACGCTAAAAAGGGTTTTCATAAGGCGTTTAGAGACGAAGAACGCCAGTCGGACGTCTATTGGCTTGCATGGGAAGTCACACGCAGATCAGGTGAATCTGTTAAGCCATTTGGGATTGACTTTATCGAGACTCTTAAATCAGTCTCGGTGGAGGACTCAGACCCTTTAGCTTAAAGCGCGATCTTCCGTTCACCTACCTAATTGCTAGGCTAAGCATTAGGTTAGGGATCGCGCCACAGCAATTATTAGAACTAGATCGCACAATGCTTAATGCATTGTTTGAAGCGTTAAAGGATGAGGCGAAGGAGACCAGCGATGCCAGCAAGCGTAAAGGGCGGCGTTGAACTCCGTAAGGCTTTAAGACAATTCACCCCAGATCTTGCAAAAGGTTTGACTAAAGAAATGTCTCAAGCCTTGAAGCCAATAGCCAAAACCGCTAGAGGTTACATGCCTAATGACAATCAGATTTTGTCAAATTGGGGAATCTCAGGAAACCAAATTACAGCGGCTTCGTCTGCTTTTAATACTTCTCGGTTTCCTAAATATGTGCCTTCTATTGTAAAAGCCAATGTAGGTTTTAAGACAAGCCCTTCTAAGAGAAATTCTAGAGGGTTTCGTTCTTTGGCTCAGTTATTCAATAAGTCTCGGGCTGGTGCAATATATGAAGTTGCTGGAACTAAAAACCCTAGCAGCAGATTTGTGCAAAATTTAGATGGCAAATTCCCATCACAGATTAAGGGATCTGGCAATCGTCAAGGCCGTGGCTTATATCGTGCTTATGAAGAAGATAATGGTAAAGCTTTATCTGCTGTTCTTAAAGCAATAGATAATGCAAAAACAAAGCTTAATCAACGCTCAACAGTGAGAGGCTAATCATGGCACAAGTAAAAATTGATATTGCCTCCGAATTCACTGGTGCCAAGGCTTTCAAGCAGGCTGACACTGCCACACAAAAACTTACTAATGGTGTTAAAAAATTAGCAGGTGCAATAGGTATTGCTTACGGCACTAGAGCAGTCGTTGCCTATGGAAAGGCTTCCGTCAGGGCTTTTGCAGAGGATGATAGAGCCGCTAGAACACTAAGCAAAACTTTAAGTAATCTTGGTTTGGCTTTCGCTGATCCAGAAGTTAAAACATTCATCTCTACCCTAGAACAACAATATGGCGTATTAGATGATTTGCTTCGGCCTGCTTATCAAAAACTGATCACCACTACTGGTGACTATAGAAAATCACAAGCTTTATTACAAACTGCTTTAGATCTTTCAGCACAAAGTGGATATGATTTATTGACTGTTTCCGCGGATATAGGTAAAGCATTTGTTGGTAATACCAGAGGTCTTGTCAAATATAATTTAGGATTAAATAAGACACAACTTGCTGCAATGAGTTTTGAAGAAGTATTACTTCGCATCACAAAAATAAGCCAAGGTCAAGCAGCTTTGGCTGCTGATACCTATGCAGGTAAATTAGACAAATTAACCGTTGCAGGCAAAAATGCACAAGAAGTATTAGGCGGCGCACTACTTGATGCAGTCATTAAACTTGGCGGCGGAGATGTTGATAAAACTACCAAAAAGATAGATACATTATCTACAGCTCTAGCAAATTTAATTCGTTTGGCAACTGGCACATCTGACATGAATTTGGAAGAAGTCCTTAAAGGTGTTGATTACAAGTATGGATTTATACCAGTTGATAAGAAAAAAGCACTTAGATCTAAAAGCCCTGCTGGTACATTCATGCGTAATCAGGCTGAAATTAAAGCAGCCGCAGAGGCAAAACGAATAGCGGCTGAGCAACTAAAATCTGGAAAGGCTTTGTTAAAAGCTCAGCAAGATGCTTTCAAATTATCTAAAGCGAAGTCAATCTTTGATCTAGAAAAGATCTCTATCGAGGCTGCCCTAAAAGGCAATATTTCAGATGAAGAACGCATCCGCTTAAAGTTGATGAAGGCGATTGCCGATGAAAACGCAGATGCAATCGATAAACTATTAGAGCAATTAAAAACTGCTCAAACTAAAACTGCTGAAATGCAGAAACTTTTAGATACAATCAAGACTCTAGAAATCAAAGACCCTTTTGGCACTTGGAAAATTGATCCGCTTACTGCATCAATCAATGAACTTGTTAAGTCCATGTTTTCTGTTCAGTCGCAAATTCAAGCCAGTGGCAAAGAATGGTCGTCTTTTGCTACAACTGTAGGTGCTACTGTAATTAAGCCAAATCTTACAGAGTGGAATTCATCATTTGGAGCAGCAGGATCGGCAGCAAGCGCAGCAGTAGAAACAGCACTTAAAGCCCAGCAAGATGCCTTGAACGCACAGACTAAAGCTGCACAGGATGCTTTGACAGCAGGATCTAAAGCTCAGCAAGATGCGTTTGCAGGACAGTTAAAAGCTCAGCAAGATGCTTTGACTGCTCAATCTAACGCACAACTGGTAGCATTAAAGACTCGCTTAGCAGATGAAGCAGCAGCTTACAAAGAAGCAGCAGATGCAGCAGCGGCATTGTTTGATGCGACTGGTCTTTTAGGCACTAATGATTCTGCTACTCGCAATGCTGGCATGTTGGCATTACAAGCAGCAGAGCAAGCAAAGGCAGCACAAGCAGCTTTAGCGGCAGCAGAGCAAGCTTTAGCCAATAATGCTGGCAATGTCACAGGCGGATCTAAGATTGAGATTACCGTCAATACAGGCATAGGAGATCCAAACGCTATTGCAGAGGCTATCCAACAGGTGCTTACCGATGCTCAAAATAGAGGCACTCTAGAATTACAGGCTATTGCTTAATGGCATGGCTTCCTGAATGGCGTGTAACAGTTGATGATGATGTCTATACAACTGTAACTTCTGTATCCTTTGCATCTGGTCGTTTAGATATTGATAAGCAACCTACAGCAGGTTACTGCCGAGTAGAAATCATAAACACCAATGGCGCACCCTTTACCATCAATGTTACAGAGACGATTACATTAGAACTTAAAAACTCTAGTGGTGCTTATGTCACTGTCTTTGCTGGAGAGGTTTCAGACTTTTCCATTGGAGTTAGATCTCCAGATGAGACTGGCTATATCACTTATGGCACAATTCTTGGCGTAGGCAGTCTGTCAAGACTTACAAAGAACATCTATAACACAGCACTGGCAGAAGGCTTAGACGGCGCACAGATTGCAGCAATCTTAGGCTCAGCTCTTAGCCTTGCATGGACAGAGGTCAACCCTTTAGTTACATGGGCTGCTTATCCAGCAACTACCACATGGGCTAATGCTGAAACTACAGCAGGCACGATTGACTCAGGCTTCTACACAATGGTCAATCTTGCAGCTTCTGCAACGGATAAGAGCTCAACTCTTGCTAATCAGATTGCTACATCTGCTCTAGGCCAGATCTATGAGACAAAGACTGGCATGGTCAATTATGACGATGCCGATCACAGATCCACTTATCTAATTGCCAATGGCTTTACTAGCTTAGACGGCGATTATGCATCCCCTAGCTCTCTTAAAAGTATTACTCAGATTGCCCGTATCCGTAACAGTCTTATCTATAAGTACGGCGCATCCTACGGCTCAACTTACAGTACCTCTAGTACCGATTCTATTGCCACTTACGGCCTCTATGAGAGATCCTTTGAATCAAACATCAAGGGGTTATCAGACATCACTGCAATCGGCGACAGAGAGTTAAACCTACGAAAGACTCCTAGAGGTTCACTAGAAGCCATTACCTTTAGACTAGATAATCCCAACATGCCTAGTGCATTGCTAGATAACCTAATCGCTGTGTTTTTTGGTCAGCCTGTAGTTATCCAGAATCTACCTGCGAACATGCTAGGTGGATCCTTTGACGGCTTTGTGGAAAACATTGTCATGAAGGCTACGCCTACCTATGTGGACTTAACCCTTTACATCTCAGCTACAGACTTCTCACTCTCTACCACACAATGGGAAACAGTATTGCCAGCCTCACTCATCTGGACTGGCGTAAATGCTACACTTACATGGACTAACGCGACTGGAGCACTAACCTAATGGCAACTACGACCACGAACTTCGGCTTTGACATCCCACAATCAAGCGACCTTGTTAAAAACGGTGCTACTGCTATCGCAGAACTTGGTCAGGACATCGACACTAAGTTTGCTGGCCTGACTGTTAATGCACAGACTGGCACTACTTACACAGCAGTCAAGGCAGACGGTCTCAACTCTGTTGTCACGATGGACAATGCATCGGCTAACATTTTCTACATCCCAACAGATGCGACTTACGCATTTCCTACAGGCACAACTTTGGTTGTTTATATGAAGGGTGCAGGAGTTACAACTATCACTGCGGCAACTCCAGGAACAACAACAGTAGTAAGCGCAGGAGCAACTATTGGCTCTCCAGTCCTTGCTCGCTATAAGTCTGCTGTTGCAATTAAACTTGCTGCTAACTCATGGACGGTTGTTGGTGGCATTGCGTAATGATTAACTCTTTAATTGGAATTATTGCATCGAGTGGAGCACCTGCTCCAATCTCTGTTGAATACCTTGTTATAGCTGGTGCAGCAGGCGGCGGAAGTCGCAACGGCGGCGGTGGTGGTGCTGGCGGATATTTGACAAGCTCTTTAACTTGCGCTCTCGGTACTAATTTTACAGTTACTGTCGGAGCAGGCGGAGCAGGTGCAACTTCTTCTGCTGGTGCAAATGGTGGTTCTGGTAACAATTCTGTTTTTTCTTCAATTACATCAACTGCTGGTGGCTCTGGAGCTGGTGAAGGCGCAGCTGGTGGAACTGGTGGTTCTGGTGGAGGCGGCGGAGGCGGCGGTGGAGCCGCTGGTTCAGGAACTTCTTTACAAGGTAATAATGGCGGAGCTGGTGCATCGGGTACAGGCGGAGGTGGAGGCGGTGCTACTGCAGTAGGTGGTGCAGGTAATCCAGTAGGTTTTGTAGGTGGTGCAGGTGGAAATGGAACTGCATCTTCAATAACTGGGACATCTGTTACTCGTGCTGGTGGCGGCGGTGGCGGTTCTTTGACCACCGGTGGCAGCGCAGGTTCTGGTAGCACTGGAACTGGTGGCGGCGGAGCCAATAATGGAGTTGCTGGTACAGCAAATACAGGTGGTGGTGGTGGAGGCGGCGGAGCTGCATCTGGTGTTGGTTACTCTGGTGGCAATGGCGGATCAGGTGTTGTCATTCTTAAATACACAGATACTCGCACCATTACAATCGGTGGAGGTTTAACTGGAACAACTGCAAGTCCATCAGGCGGATTCAAAGTAACAACAATTACAGCGGGCACAGGAAATGTGAGTTGGGCATAATGGCGCATTACGCATTTTTAGATGAAAACAACATTGTGACAGAAGTAATTGCTGGCATTGATGAATCTATTGTCATTGAAGGTTTGGATGCAGAAACTTTCTACACAAATTTTAGAGGTCAAACTTGTAAGCGAACTTCTTACAATGGAAAAATCCGTTGTAATTATGCAAGTGTCGGATTTACATACGATCCTATTGATGATGCTTTTATAGCACCCATGCCTGAATGTGGTCATGATGAATTGTTATTAAATAACTTGAAGCGATGGGAATGTTCTCATGTCGAACATCAAGCCGAAACTCTCTAAAGCTGCTAGTCAGTTAAGAGAACAGTTTGATGATTCCTTCCCAGAGCGTGATCGTGCGTCTGACGGTTGGATCGCAGATATACGGCACATGCGTGCTGGCAAGTCTGATCATATCCCAGATGCTACGACAGGAATCGTTCGTGCTATCGATGTGGACGCTGACCTATCGGGTCGATCAAAGCCAGAAATCATGCCAGATCTTGCAGATGAGATTCGAAAGTATGCAAAGTCTGACAGCAAGAAAAGAATTGCTTACATCATATTCAACGGCAGAATTGCCTCTCCTATCCTCGGATGGAAGTGGCGTAAATACACGGGGGCTAACAAACACACTAAGCATGCGCATATCAGCTTTACGAAAAAAGCTGACGATGACAGTGCTTTTTTTCAGATACCTATGTTAGGAGCCAGTAATGAACGAATTAAAGAAGATGTCAGGGTCATGGGTAAGAGCCTTCCTTGCGGCTGTACTCACACTTGCGGTATCGGGAGTGACTGACCCTAAAGCTCTAGCTTATGCAGGAGTAGCAGCTATCTTGCCTCCTGTACTTCGCTGGCTAAATCCTAAAGACGATTCGTTTGGCATGGTCGAATGACACAGACGGATTTCTTTACTCTCTACATGGCTACCCTTGCGGTGCTAGGTGGACTATCAGGCTTTGTCATTACACACCTGTTGTCTGAAATCAAAAGACTAAACGGGCGTGTCGATGAGATCTATAATCTTCTACTAGACCGATAATTTTCCCATGGCTAGAAAAGCAACTAAGGATCTGGTAGAGCAAGATTACTCAGCTCTCGATGCTTACTGCATTGGGATGTACGAATTTTCACAAAGCCTAAAGCGTGCTGGCTTTGATGAGGAAACAG